CAACCCCCAAATGGCCTTTACTCAGGCCATAGATCGCAAGGGCGATCACACAACTGGGGGTCGGGGCCTATCACAAAATGTACGCAAATCAGAACCTGACGCTGCATCATCTTGGAGTAATAACGAGCTAAAGCGGAAAACCAGCACCAGATGACGCTGCATCAGAACCAAGGGTGATTTCCCCACATTTTCTGTCGCGTTGCTTAGACCCCTTGACCGTTCCCTCGACGCCGACACGCTAAGAGTGCGGTCGTCAAGTCTTCGGTGCGATTTTGAAAGGCGGCAAGCATCGGTTGTAATGCACACAGTTTCATAAGACATTACATAACCTCAACTAAGTAGGAACCAACTAATGGATATCTTCTCAATCAACGAACGCATTGTCTACATGGAGAAAGCAATACTAGCCAAAGGATACGCCGACGCGGAGGTGACCGTTCGTATGGAAGACCCTGCCAACCGCTCGTGGAATCGGAGATTTAAGGTAGACGTCGCGCAAAACCTAAAAGCGGACAGCTACACAACGAGAGAGGACAAGACATTCTCTCTGGTTTTCGGTCAGGCTTTAGGGGACGCTGTGGGACTCATGGATGAGGCCTTGGCATATGTGACCGACTTGCCCAGCAAAGACGATGCGGAGGGTGCGGCTAACGTCCGCTCCATTGAGACACTGGTGCAAGAGTTTCGTACTCTGCAACTTGAGGCACCCACGGAGGAGCTGAGAACAAAGTACGGCTCGCTGGCTGATGACTTAGAGGCGGAAATCAAAGAAGTCAACGACCTCCGCTACCAAGCTGGTTATCACATCACCGACCAGTCTTAAACCAACCGCGGGGGCTCCGGTCCCCGCATCAACTAAGGAGAACTACAATGGAAGAGAAACAACAGACGCTTGGAAATGCGATCAAGTTCCAGCTGGAGTTCATGATGACATGTCTTCATGCCGACAGGACAGAACAGGCGGCCGCGGCATATGACCGCATCATCAATCTGTGTGACAAAGCGGGTCAGATAGTTGGGGGCGACAAATGCTGATCGGCGGATTCCAAATGGAGGATGTCGGCTATGGCATCAAAGTGACCGAACACGAATCAGGCTGGAGTTTCTGGTTGCAGGGTGACGACGCCCAGCTTTTCAGGGACGACTGGAGGGACGCCGAGGATGTGGGCGTAAACTTCAGACACTTCTTGAGGTACTATGACTACAACACCCTCTTGTCCTGACAGCTTCTGGGAACGCGGCAGGTATCGTCGCGTTTTCGACACAGGGGACTGGCAGTGTAAGTATTGCCGGTTCCGGTTCTCCCCGCCCCGCTACAACTGGGACGCGGATTCCATTAACTGCCGCTGTAAGTGGCTCTCAACAAAGGACTACAAATGACTTTCGCAGAAGCAACTGAGATGGCTGAACTAGCATTAGCCAAAGACATAAAAACCGCGTACTTCGCGGTGGAGGACGCCAAGTCGCGCCTAGAACTTATACACGAAGTTCTGCAAGATTCGAACCCTGAAGGGGATACCACCGCCATGTTGGAAACAGCGCTGGCTGACCTCGACACTATAGGTAACGACTTGTGGAACGTACATGGCGTTAGCGATGTGGCTTTCCAATAAAGAGGAAATACTATGAAACATTGGATGACAATACACCGACAAAAAGGTTGGTGCGACCTTGATCGCATTATGGACTGGTCAAACATCGAGATCGTGGAGTTTTACGAAGATCGGCCAAACCTCTCCCTGCTGACCTACGCAGGCATGTTGGGCCTGACTGGGGGAGAAGTCGAGAAAATCTTAAACGGAGAGGCCATGGCAGAAGAGATGGGAATGTACTGCACCCCATACGATCCACAAGAAGACATGTGATCAACGAGGGGGCTTCGGTCCCCTCTACTAAGAAAGAAACAACAAAAGCAAAGAGGAAATACTATGAAATCGTATCCTATCTGGAACACAATAACCGCCTGTATCTACAAGTCCTCTAAATCCTACGGGGTCAAGGATACAGGAGAAGTCACCATCAACGTCGGGACTTCGGCCAGCAACTCCCACATCTTCATGCATCACGCCACAACGCACCGGAAAATGGACAACGGCGACCGTTGCTATCGGTTCTACATCGACGGAACCATCGTCAAAGAATCATGGCTCCGGAAAGGGGAAACCGAACTAACGGTCACAATCGGAATGAACGACCACCTCATATCTACCCGTGCCTTCCCAAACATACAGGAGCCTTCGACATGAGAAACACGCGAAAAGTAACTGAGGAGTGGGTCGATGGCCCACGAACATTCACGGTTTGCGACTGCAAATGCGGACAAGAGGTCTACTGCACCAGCACATGGGCCAACTCATGCGAGGGATGCGGCACCGAGTACAATGGATCCGGACAAACTCTTGCCCCCCGAGAGCAATGGGGATGGGAGACAGGCGAAGCGTGGTACGACATGTGATCAACGAGGGGGCTTCGGTCCCCTCTACTAAGAAAGAAAGAAAGCAAGGCCCCGTGGCCGTCCCCGGCCAAGAGAAGAAAGAAAAATAGAACGGCTAGTCGCCGTCTGCTTCCAAGAGAAGAAAGAAAAATAGAACGGCTAGTCGCCGTCTGCTTCCAAGAACCGCCCTTCTCGGGCGTAAATTTGCGCGACCGAGGCCGCAAGGCTCACAATGCGACCGAGGCCGCAAGGCCGGCAACTAAAATCGACCTGAGATTAGAGAATAAAGGCGCAGGACCCGCAAAAACGTGGCCCACGGCCCCCGAAACACCGCCCGAAGCCAAATTCGGACCCTGATCCCCAGCAAATAAAAGTAGCTCTCGGGTCAAGGACCTCTTTGCCAAGAAGAAACTTTGTCCACCCCGAGTGAAATATGCCATGTGCCACGCGATTTGATGAGGAGATATATTAATTGCATTACCTTTAATGACTTTCAATTCAAGCCAGAAAGATATCCCGTCCCAAACCAGATGAACGTCAGGTACACCGCCGCCATGTTTGTTCTCAATCCTTGTCGCGTGTGTTTTTGGGGGTAGATTTGACCTTATCTGATTCCAAAAGTTTGCCTCCGGTCCCTTGCTCATCGACAGTAACATCCTTAAATTCTGCATCGATCACAAACGCCTGCGGATATGACGATTGCAGCTTGGCAAGTCGCGCTGTTATTTCATCCCGAGACATTTGATCAATAGTGTTGACTTGCTCACGTCGATCCACAGTCAGACCCCCCAGTGCTGACCTTATTTTCTCCGCATTAATTGCCGCTGAGAACTGACCGGAGTCCTCAGCCCCGGCTGATAGTTTCTGCAACCGCTCAAGCTGACCGATAGTTGTGACGCCGTATCGCCGTTCCCTTTCCTCTCTCAGATCGGTTATATGTTCTATGACGTGAGGGTAATCTCTACCATTCAACAGAACAGATGCTTGTTTAGCGGCAAGATTAACTGAATACCCAGCCTTACGAGCACATTCTGCGTTTGAATAAATTCCCTCAACAACATGCCGGGCGAACGTCATCTGTCGATTGGTCAAGTCGCGCCCGTTCTCACTCTTTTCCACCAGTGCAGTCATGATTCCACCCTTGTTACTTACCAACAACTTATACCAAGGGTGATTACAGTGCAAGGGGTCAATCAAGGGGGGCCCAGTCTCTGTATACGCCTTTTCCCCACAGGAAGTGTAATCAGTGTAATCAGGTGTAATCTTAAATGGGCTGGCTAATAACTCATAATAACTTATAATATTAAAATGATTACAATGATTACAATGATTACACCTAAAATAGAATTTTTGTTTTTGTTTTTACTTTTTCTGTGGAAATACTGTCTATGTGTAATCACACAACCGAGGACCGAGACGCGAAGTCCCATACGAGAGAATAAAGTTAAAGATAAAACTTGTATTCCATTAACAATCAGGTTATATATGGGTTAGAACTTAACAACTTAATTAGGGAAATAGAAATGAAAACTGCTCAAGACTATATCAACCTCGCCTTTACCCAAGCCCAAGATGATCAGACCTTTGCTGCTAAGTCTCATCAGAAAGAGGCTCTGGACCACTTGAACCGCGCCTATGAAGTAATTCGCGATGCCAACCAAACTTGGCAGCTTTCTGAAGAGACCCGTGCCACAGACGATGATTTTTGGGCCGTTCCGTTTGATCTTCACCAGATCCGCGAAAAGCATTTTCGTCTGTTTAATGAAGCACACCACGCTGACTTGACCGATCTGGTTACATTTCGCGTTTTTCTCAAAGAGCTTGAAGTTGTAAAGCCGGCTCCAAAGTCTGACCGCATTACAGCCAAGCAAGCTGAAGTCACAGCAACTGTGGTTAATCTGATTGATCGCCGCATGGCTCAGTACCATGAGGCTGTAGATCTTGGAAGATTGTTTGGTGGTCTTAGCGTTTCAGTTACACCTCACGTTGTGACTAATGAGTTCAACACCACATTCACCCGATGCTTTTATTTTTTGGAAGGTAAATTCACACCATTGTCCGTTATCATGGCAGCATTAGACACGCTGAAGCGCGAAGAAAAAGTAGGGGGAACTGTGTGATGAAAACTCAAGAAACACAGATACCATTCTGCGGATTTTACCATTCGATTTATGATCAGATGATTGACGGGCAGATTGAGAACTTGGCTGATTATTATTCTGAGATTTGGTCTGATGACCAAGGGATGCCAAATTCCACTGTATTATTGCAGAGAATTCACGAGGCTATGTATTCACACATTGATGTATCTGACGCACACAAGGCTCTATCTGAGGGTCATGTGAAGGAGTGGTGTGAGAAGTTTGAGGATGCTACGGGCATTGCTCTCAAGCCAAGCAAGATAGAGATGACCAGTCCCAAGTATTATAATTTTTCTACTGACCGTGTGTTTGCGCGGGTATCTGAGGGTGCGATTAAGGCTTGTTACGATTTATTTACTGAGGGCAAGGGTCGTCCCCATTCCCCTTTTCACATTCTTAATACGCTGATCGAGAAAAGTTTTACAAGTTGTGACGGTTTTTCATCTCATTATTCTAATCAGTTAGAAGACTGGTTAGTTAAGCCATTAAACGAGTGGGATCATAATGAGGTCATGACTTTGTTGACTGCGACGTTGTTGTATTGTGACGTTGATTTGGATGATTTCAATCGGGATGTTGAGATGTCTGTTCT